CTATAATGCCTTTGTGGATTTACAAACGCAGTGGAAGCCTCATTTTGCAGTCGTTAACTATTGACGACATCCGCCAGGTAGTGAAAGAAGAGATCGCCGCGGCAATGTCTTTGACAGTTGAAAGCACCAGCAATGATGAGTCAGCAACGAAGCTTCCTGATGCGGACCAAGAAGTGAAAACTGCTGAAGCTGCTCCTGCGGAAGAAAAGCCAGCGGCCAAAGATAAGGCGAAATAAATAGTCGCCCTGTTTAAAGCGATTTAATATGAGGCTCCTGCGGGAGCCTTTTTCACGACATGAGGGTTATAAAATGGCAGATGATTTTTTCGCTCTGGTTCAGGAGCAGCGGCAGAAGCAGGCCGCATGGTTTGAAGAGATCCGCAAGGCTGCTCACGCCAGCGGGCAGTCTGATTACGATTATGCGGTAGCCAACAACCTGTTCACCGGCACGCGTGAGGAGTTCGTGAAGGCTAAAGGGTCAGCTATTGATGAAGACCAGGTTGAGGCCATCGTAACGCCACTGGTGGCCGATGCTGCTGCCGGTCAGGCCAAGGTGGTAGTTAACGCCAAAGTTGATGGCGTGGCGTCTTTTGCAGCACTGCGCCAGATTAAGCCTGAGAAAGAAGGCTCTCGAATTTACCTTGCCAGCTATAACGAAGGCTATAACAACATTTCAAAGCGGCCGCAGGGTGGCGGCTGGTTCGTCGGGCACCTCACAACCGCAGCTGACGATGGCGGCTACATCGCGGCCGGCAGCGGATTTCACTGGAAACGCGACGTCGAGCCTTATGAACTGACCGTTCTCGACTTCGGCGCGCAAAGCGGTGGCGTGTTCGACTGTCACGATGCTATCGTGCGCAACTATGAGTTCACCATCAAAACGTACACCAACACGCTTTCAGATGGCCTGGGCAATATCCTGCGCATCCAGTTCCCGCACGGCAAGTTTTACTTCAGCCCGGTTGACCTGCGCAAGTATGGCGATCCGGTTAACCCGAACGCGACTGATTTTGGTCAGAACCTGTCGGGATATAAGGCGCTGTCTCAGCTGCACATTGCTGGCGCCGGTATGAACTACGGCAAATCTATCGGCACCATCCTGACATCCAACGGCGCGGCAGAGCCTTTCATCTGGGCTAACCATCGATGCGTAAGCGTGCGCAACCTGATGGTTGATGGCGGGCAAACGCTGAAGATGAACAACACCACTAAATTGCTACCTGGCACCGTGGAAGGCGTTGATGACTTCAATAAGTACGCTGTAAACAAACAGCCTTTCTTTACAAACGAATGCCCGGCAGGCGAGTTTGTCAGGGTTGAAGCTGTCACCTGTCAGAATATGGGTGGGCACGGCTTCCTGTTAACCGACATACTCGACACGAAGTTCGATCAGGTTTACGGCAACCACAGTTGCGCTCCATTCCTTATTACCCGGTGGAGCGATCCAGAGTTGAAATATAAAACTGGCGGCTGGAACCATAGCACGGCGCTTGAGTTGTCCAACTTCAACTTCCAGTATTACTCATGCCCGGCGCTCTGGCTTCCGCGTAATGGACAGGGGCTTATCAGCAATGGCTGGGTGGAGCACAGTTATATGGCTGGGCAGTGGGATAACTGCCAGTTTGTCATTGACGTTTTCAACGTTGAGGATTGCCGGTACAACCTTCTGGCTTGGCAGGCACGATTTGCAGGCATGCGCCAGATTTCGGGGCCAACTGGTAACTATTTCGATTTCGACACTGGGCCAAGTGACCCTGAATGGCGCGGCTACAAGATCAACCCGGACGGAAGCCCTATTACCGTGTGGCTTGATGGCGGCAGCTATGAAACCGGCTGGTCACGCTTTGAGGCAACCTATTCGCAGTTCAACCATCCGATCATCCCTCACGTCTACTCCGGGATCATCCGTGGCAACCTGCCCGCTGCAGCCAGTTACCTCAATCTAGGTTCCTTTGACTTCAAGCAGATTGGCGGGCATGCGCGCATTGAAATCCTGATGCGCAATGAATACGGCAGCATGGGATCAACCACGACGGCAATGGCACCAACTGGGTCCCGACTTCCTGGCAAACTCATCATTGATGTGTGCCGTGAGGGTGGCAAATCAATGAACGTCAGTTGGTACAGTGAGGGGGCTACAGGCGTCACTGAGGTGCGCGCTGGCGTACAGGACTTGAACAACATGCTGCCTTCTCTGTGGGTGAGGATGCCTGGCCTGGGCGGTGACGCATACGGCCAGTTCGTGGTTAACGTCACCACAACCGAAATCACCAGGCGTGACGCGGGAGCGTGGGGTAAATTCAATCCAGACGGCAAAACGTGGTCAGCGGCTGCGCCCGCAAACACTGTGGTTGCTACTGGCGCGTTTGCATTCCACAACAACCAGGCGGGAATTGGCGCGCGCAATGACGTGGTGGCCATTCAGTCACGCAGCACTACGCACTCCAAGGCAGCACCGCTGCAAAACCTTGCGGACTTCAGTAAGCCCTACAAGGCATCCACAGTTGTGATCAATGGTGAGAAACTGGTTATGGCATTCTGGGCGCTTCAGCCGGTCATTACGACTCAGCCAGCGGCAAACACAGCTGCCACTATTGGCGGTACGCTGACGCTGACTGTTGTTGCTTCAGAGGATGCTGCTCGCTACCTGTGGCAGAAGTCTACCGACGGCGGAACAACGTGGGTTGATATCACCAACTCCAACCTGGCTACCTATACAAAATCTTCGCTGGTGGCCGGTGATGCCGGGATGTACCGCGTGATCGTGAAAGGCAAGCTGGAGAACGCCGATGACACAGTGACAACCAACCGTGTGATTTCCACGACAGCAACAGTGACCGTTGCATAACAAAGGGGCTTCGGCCCCTTTCTCTTTTCGCCTGCCGGATATACTATGAGCTATATCCCACCACACCAGGGCACCTACATGATCGGCAATACTACAGAATTTATCGCATACGCAGCCCGGCGCGGCGTAATTATCGACCCTGACCTGGCGGAAATCTATCTGCTGAAGGCCAGCGACTTCATCAACGTCAGGACGTGGATTGGCGAGCCGGAAAACCCTGAGCAGGAAGATGCCTGGCCCCGCGTATGGTACAGCCCGCACGGCGTAAAATATACCGGGACGCCTGCAAAGGTGATCACCACTGTTTACATGCTGGCTATGGAGGTTGCCAACGGCGTTGATCTTATGCCCGTCACTCGTGGCGGCCCTCAGGTGTCACAGGCATCGGTTGCTGGCGCGGTCAGCGTGACATATGCAGCCGGAAGCATCGGTGCTGCGCCTGACTTCCCGTGGCTTACCGGCATGATTGGTCCGTGGGTGGGTGGCGGTTCGATTGGTAACTTTGACGTATCGCGGGGATAATGATGGCCATCATTGACTATGAGCAGATGGAGCAGATCGCCAATGACCTGCTTTCTGGTTTTGGTAAGCAATTCTACGTGAAGCGCCCCGGCAAGGTTGAACGCGTCAATGGAGTTGAGGTCAAGACGCCTGGCACTATCTACACCATCACCGGTGTGGTTGCGCAGTACAAGCCTTTTGAAATTAACGGCAAGACGATCATTTCGGGCGACATGAAGCTGGCAGCCACGGCGCGCAACGAAGTGCAGATTGGTGACGTTGTGAAGGTGGATGGAAAAGACTGGCGCATTATGGAGCCGGGGCCAGCTAAGCCAGCTGAAAAGCTGATTTGCTACGTCATGCAGCTAAGGGCTATCTGATGGCTAGCTTCCAGGAGTCGGTGCGCATCTTTGTGGACAAAGCCAAGGCTAATCAGGATCAGGTTGTGCGCGCGGTTGGTCTGAAGTTGCTGGCGCGCATCGTCCAGCGTTCACCGGTTGGCAACCCTGACCTGTGGGAGTCGAATCAGGATGCAGTTGCCTACCGAAACGCGGTTGATGACCATAACGATATGCTGCGCCGGGATGCTGATAACATTGCCGGTAATGGCAGGCTAAAGCGCGGCCTGCGTGTCACTGACACGATGGATAACCGCACCGGAAATAATTACACCGGCGGACGGTTCCGCGGCAACTGGCAGGTGACGTTTGATGCGCCAGCTGAAGGTGAGGTTGACAGGATAGACAAGTCTGGCAATCAGACCATCGCGGAAGGCACGGCTATCATCATGGATTTTAAAGTCGGTCAACAGCACGCGATCTATTATACCAACAACGTGCCCTATGCCATCCGTCTTGAATTCGGCCATTCAAAGCAGGCGCCAAACGGCATGGTTCGCGTAACGGCTCAGGAATTCCAGATGTTTGTGCAGCAGGCGGCGAGGGAACTCAATGAATAATTCAGCAATACACCGGGCGTTAGATGGCTACCTTGACGGCAAGGTGGCTGGTGAGTACGCGATATTCTGGCGGAACATCGGCGCGACCCCTCCTGTAATGGATGAGGAAAAGCCGATGTACCTTGAGGTGGATTTTCTGCCTGCGCAGAACCAGGACATCAGCCTACAGGGTGATGCGAAAGTCTGCCGCGGCATCTATCAGGTAACGGTTATTGCCATGACCGGCAGCGGGACGCAGGACGCGGAAAACCTCGCTGATACGATCGCCGCCTGGTTCCCCAACAATCTGATGATACTGACAGAAGAAAAACCGGTATGCGTAAATGGTCACGCATCGGCTTTTGCTGGTATTATTGACAATGCAGGCTATCGCGTTCCGGTGAGCGTTCCATACATCGCAATGGCGTGATAAACTTTGTGCGGCCCGCTTCGGGCGCTACTTAAATTTCGGAGATCCAAACAATGAGTAATTTCCAGCTCCCGAACGGCTCGAAGCTGCAGCTTGGCAACGCCTTTGGCACCGAGCGCAATTTCACAGCCATGACCAACGCAGCAGATCCCGTGCTTACCGTGACCAGTAACACTGGTGCCACAGCAATCGCCGCTGGCGATGCGGTCATGATCACCGAGTCAACCACATCAATGCTCGACAAAGGCGTGTTCTACGTCAAAGCGGCTGATGAAACGTCTATCACGCTGTTGGGCAGCAATGGCCGTGACTTCACCGTTGCGGATGATTACCCACCAACCACAACCGGCAAGCTGGTGAAAGTAACCAGCTGGATCGATCTGCCTTATGTGACCGATATTGCGAACGCCGGTGGTGACGCGCAGACCACTACCATCAACCCTGTTCAGCTGGATAAGGGTATCGATATCTTTACCGGCACCGCGGCCAGCACTACCACGCTGACGTTTACGCATGACAGCACCGATGCAGTGCGCGCGCCGCTGACGGCTGCCACGCGCAACCAAAAGCCGCTGGCTTATCGCATCATCAACCCGAAAGCCTCGGCGGGTAAAGGTGAGCATCGTGTTGTGGGTGTTAAGACATCATTCAATCCGGTGCCTACCATGTCGGTTGGTGAGGTGGAGGTTGTCACAGCCGCGTTTACGTTCCTGTCTGACATGAACTTTTATACCACGGATAAGATCCCGGTTGCTCCGGTTGTCTGATATATCCAAATGGTGATACCATCAAGCCTGGCAATTCTGCCGGGCTTTTTTATTTGGTGATAAACATGGCACTTAAATTTATTCCTAACCCAACCTTCAATCTGACCGTAGATATCCCCGTTGCTGGACAGGAACAGCCGGAGCCAATTAATTTGGTAGTTGCTCATCTCACACCACAGAAGTATTCAGACCTGGTTAAGCAGGCTGGTGAAGCTGTGTCAGCTAAAGCTGGTGATGACGCGGCGCAGGTTTCATCTATGGCAGGTATCCTTGATCAGCTGATTAAAGGCTGGGAATGGACAGATGAAGGAAAGGTTGTTGATGTGCCTCTGACCAAAGAAAACTTCGTGCTGGTAATGAACAACTACCCGCGATTTTACGCCGCAGTGATGGAGCAGTACGGCCAGGAACTGTGGAAAGTGCG